TGAAGTTTAAGCTAAGCAATGATGAAATTATCAGCATGATTGCACTTATAGAGCAGGTGCTTGCCTGGGAAGGCAAAGGCGAAGGTGTTCCCGAAATGTTGGTTATTGCAATAATGCAGGATTTGCATATAAAGCTGCTACAGCGCTCACTCATAAAAAAAGCAAAATACCGGCTTCAATTATCACCGCCGCAGGCGCTTGCAGTCTTTATCCTCTTCAATGGTCGGTTTAGCCAAACATCACAAACAGGCAACCTGGTACAAACCATGTGCAACGCCATTCATCAACAACTAATATGCTAATGCATGAACACTGCAGAGATTAACCATCACATAAAAATTGCATTGCAGCAGGCGCACATATCTGAAAGAAAAATGCAGTACCACCTAAAAGAAGAAAACTGCAAGGCCGCAACAATTTATAAAGTGCGCGCAAAAGCATTGTTTCTGTTTGCAAAAGAAATGCAGGCCGAACTAAAGAAGCATGAACGCAAAACATTTAAAAGGGTAAATAACTGATGTTGATTGATGGCCGCAAAACAAAATACTCAAACGGAAAATTATTTTAATAATAAAACAAACAAAAATGAACACAGTAACAATCACACAAGAAAATGCCTTTAAGGCTTATTCCATTGCTGATGATAATGGAAAGGAATTTCTTTCAGCCTTATTAGGCGAAACACCCAAAGCGCCAAACATTAAAGAGCGTATAAAAACGTTTGAAGATGCCTGCGAAGCATTAGGTATTAAGCCGGAAGATGTGCTTCATTCAGCGCACAGCAGCTATTTGACAAGAGACATAGAAGCCATCAATGCCTTTACCAAACTCACCATTATTGCCCGCGCATTAAATGAAAGTTGGGAACCCGACTGGACGAACGATAACCAGTATAAATATTATCCGTGGTTTAACATGGAGTCGGGTTCGGGCTTGTCGTTCGACGTCTACGTTTGCTGGCGCTCGTATTCGACTGTCGGCTCTCGCCTTTGCTTCAAAAGCAGGGAGTTGGCAGAATATGCAGGAAAACAATTTATAAGCATCTATACTGAAATGTTCATCTTAAAATAACAATTATGGAAAAAATAAAAACTTTTGAAGATGCCTGTAGGAAGTTAGGCATTACAGAAAAACTTCCAGAAGTATCTATGTTGCCAAAAGATCAACAGGAAGCTATAATTGCGCATTATAAACTTATGATAATTGCGCAGGCTTTAAATGGCAAATGGAAACCCGACTGGACGAACGATAACCAGTATAAATACTATCCGTGGTTTAACATGGAGTCGGGTTCGGGCTTGTCGTTCCACGGCTGCGCTTACTGGAGCTCGTATTCGCCTGTCGGCTCTCGCCTTTGCTTCAAAAGCAGGGAGTTGGCAGAATATGCAGGCAAGCGGTTTAAAGATTTGTACGAACAATATTTTGTAATCAAATAAAACAAAGGGTTGTGTACTGTGTTGGCTGTTGTTTCTCAGGTTCAGGCTTGTCGTTCAACGACTACGATAACTGGAACTCGAATTCGAATGTCAGCTCTCACCTATGCTTACATTAAAGCAGTGCAAACCTTGCCAGCATGGCAAAAAAAGATTTTCATTAAGGCTCATTGGTAGCGCAAGCGAAAGTGAGTTTTAAAAGCAAAGGCAATGAAAAGAGTTAATAATTTATATCAGCAAATATGCAGCCTTGAAAACCTGCGCCTGGCAGATGCAAAAGCCAGTAAGGGCAAAAGCAATCAATACGGCGTTATTGTTCACAACAAAAACAAAGAAGAAAACCTGTTGCGCCTGCATGAAATGCTGATTAATAAAACCTACAAAACATCTGCATATACAACTTTTAAAGTGTATGAACCAAAAGAGCGCGAAGTTTATCGCCTGCCTTATTATCCAGACCGGATTCTACACCACGCCATAATGAACGTATTAGAGCCGCTGTTTGTGTCTGTGTTCACTGCCGATACATATAGTTGCATAAAAAACAAAGGCATCCACGCGGCTGCAAATGCCGTAAAAGAGGCGTTGCGCGATGTAGCCAATACAGCTTATTGCCTTAAGATGGATATTAAAAAGTTTTATCCTAACATCAACCATGATGTTTTAAAACAACTGCTGCGCAGAAAGATTAAAGACAATGATCTTTTATGGTTGCTTGATGAAATTATAAATAGTGCCGATGGCGTTCCTATCGGCAATTATTTAAGCCAGTATTTTGCAAACTTCTACTTAACGTATTTCGACCATTGGATAAAGGAAACAAAGCAGGTAAAGTATTATTTCAGATACGCCGATGATCTTGTGTTATTACATGGCAGCAAACCATATTTACACCAAATACTTGCAGAAATAAAAGATTACTTAACCAACAATCTAAGGCTTACAGTAAAAGAAAATTATCAGGTGTTTCCCGTTGCGGCTCGTGGAATTGATTTTGTCGGTTATTGTTTTTACCATACGCATACGCTGCTGCGCAAACGCATTAAGCAACGGTTTGCACGTATGCTTAAACATAGAAATAATGCTGCTTCATTAGCATCTTATTACGGTTGGGCTAAACATTGCAATAGCCGCCATTTACTTAAAAAATTATTGCATGAATAATTTTAATCAATTCAATATAAAGCCTGCATCAAAAGGATTTGAAGGCGACAAAATAAAAATTGATCGCATTATCAATAAAGAAATAGTGGTGTATGACTTTAAGATTGAAAATTCAAAATACGAGAAAGGAAATGGTAAATGCCTGTACCTGCAAATTCATGTGGATAATACAAAGCGCGTGCTTTTTACCGGCTCCGCAAGTCTCATGGAAATGATACAGCAGGTTCCCAAAGAAGGCTTCCCTTTTACTACAACAATAATCCGCGAAAACGAACGATTTCAATTTTCATAAACTATGCGCCGCTTCATCATAACCTCCGAATTATACAATGGCCACGCAGAAGCTATTTACAAAGACAATGGCATGCTGTGCAACATAGACTTATCGGGCTGCGACTTTAACCAGGCTTTTACCAACAGTTTCAAAGGCAAGGTGCCTGCTCATGTGGGGGATATTGAAACCGCCTTTGATCTTACCAAAGTAACCGTTATAGAAGCCGATTTTGAAGTAACATATGAAATGTTCTGGAAGGCATACAACAAAAAAATAAACAACAAACGCTGCATAGCCTTATGGCAAAAACTCAGCAAAACAAAGCAGGTAAAAGCCTACTACGGCATTGTCGCTTACAACAAGTATTTAAGTAAAGAAACATGGCGCAGCAAGGCAGACCCCGAAACCTACCTGCGCAACGAGATGTGGGAAAATGAATGGTGAAAAAATAAAAAAACCAATGATTAAAGTCATTTATACAATTCTTTTAAAACTCCATATATTGCGCCCGAACGGCACACTACATAAAAACCCGCAGCACGTCCTGCTATCTGCAAAAGATAACCGGACGGTGTGGCATGGTAACATCCACCGGCATTACGTGCTGCAAAGCTGTAGTGTGTCGTTCACGTCCGGCTTTTTATTTGCCAGGCAACCAAACAAATCACATACTTTTTAAAACACAACCCAACGATGGTTACTATTGAAACAAATGCAAATGGAGAAAGGTTTATTGCCTGCCGTATAAAAGGCGGTTCCGCAGAATATGTAGAGCAACTGCGTGCGCTTGCCACGGCGCTATCACCAGCACCTGATGATTCAAGACAAGTGTTATCGCAAATGCTGGTAGAAATGCTGCCAACGGAAACGCAATTAAACCTTGAAAAATGAACGCTACACCTAACCAATTGAAAAAGTTTCACACCATTGTTTCTAAAAATCACATTAATGAAGAAACAAAACGTATAATGATTAGCGGCTTCTCAGGTGGCAGAACATGCAGCAGCAAAGAACTGCAATTTGACGAAGCCGCTGCCATCATACAGCACATTGAAAACAGCTATGATGTACACAAAGGAGCTATTGAGAAAATGCGCGGCAAAATATTATACTACGCTCACGAAATGGGCTGGCGCAAACCAGGCAATGCTGGCAAAATGGTTGCCGATGGTAAGCGTGTGGATGAATGGATGTTGAAGTATTCTTATTTAAAAAACAAGCTGGATGCATACACGCATTCTGAATTACCTAAATTAGTAACGCAGTTTGAGAGCGTT